ACTAGAGAAACCATACTAACACCAGAGATTATGATAGAAGAACTTATGTTTTTTATTTTACACAACGAGATGAACGGAGAACTGAATCCTGACCATCCGTTCATGGACTTGTATGTTAACCTACAGAAGTGCCTTGACAAGTTAAACAACGAGAGACATGACTTGTACGTGAAAAATGATGAAAGCAACCGATAAAACTACGATGTACTTTGTTGTATGGTGTAATGAAGTTAATAGCTACCGAAAGTTTGAGCAAATGTGGGATTGTTTTTACAACTACGAAGACGCTAAACAAAAGTACAATTTTTTATCTAACCGACCTAATGTTGAGAACTTAAAACTTACTGAGGTAATCGAAGAAGAAAACTTAGGGGTTATACAACAAGAATACTACGCATGAGAGACTACGATAGCTGGCTAACCGAGTTCCTTGACTACGAGGACGATGATTTAACCGACGAGCGACGTGAAGAACTAGAAGCTTTAAGGGAACTATATTTGATCCAACAATACGAAGAAAACAAACAAGACTAGACTGATGGACGGACACGAGGACGAGATCGATGGCACTGAAATAGACGAGTCTTTAGCTAAACAAGTAGCGAACGGACTGGATTACTTTTGGTCACAGAATGAGTTGTGTTATGATGCTAACCTGAAGGTTGTCCGAAGTGATCGACCTCGTGTCCGTCCGCCTACTTGGTTTTGTTACATGAACGAAAACGAAAGAGAACGACTGACAAAAGAAGTAAAGTGAACGCAATCGAAGCCGAGATGAAGAGGTGGGGACGAGCGACGTACCGCCAGTTCCAACAGTTCTATAAAGAAAGTGATCGTGGTTCTGAGATGGACAGCAGTAAGCGTATCCTTGGTAAGCTTGCACCACAACTAGCACAACCGATTGAAGACTTCTTTAACCGATTTGCTGGTGATGATAGTCCATCTATGCCGTTGTGGTTGTGTTATATAGCAGACTTTCATCCACAAATGGTGGCACACATCGGGTTAAAGGTTTTACTTGACCGTATGTACGCACCCGACCGATTCTTTACAGCACTAGCACGAGAGATAGGTGGTGCGTTTGAAGAAATAGCACGACAACGTGTTGCTGAACAGACCGTACCAAAGAATAAGATGTGGGGGATAAAGGGCACGAAGAGTAAACGATCCAAGATGCAACGATTTTACACGGTTGAAAAGAATAACAGACGATTTACGTGTTGGGAAAGACGGCACAAACTAGCGTTAGGTTCGTGGTTGTTGAATGAAATCAAGACACACACGGGCATCATTGACTTTCGTATCGAACGGTTTGGAAAGAGACAACGAAAGGACGTGGTACTGACTCCTGACTTTACTGACTGGGTAAGACGATACGACAAGTGGAAAGAGATGCTTGATCCGATGCGTATGGCGTTGCCAAACAAACCGAGAGACTGGGTAGATTATTACAACGGTGGGTACGAGACGTTCAACGATCCGTTTGTAATGAACAGACCAAGCAAAGCCAACTACGATTTCTTTTCGATCAATACTATTTATACTGCTTGCAACAATGTGCAACGAGTACCTTGGCGGATCAACAAGAAGATACTGGACGTGGCTCAGAAGTGTTGGGAGTTGGAACGAGTGTTCGACTTTCATGAAGTACCGATGCAACCGTACCTTGAGAATGGCAACGAACGACCTGAAGAACTGAGACAATGGAAGTTCAAACAAGACAAGATACGTCGCATGAACGAGTCGAACCGTAGCAAAAGGCTACAACACGCCAAGGTCATGCACCTAGCTAAGAAGTACAGCGAGTGGGATGAGGTATACTTTCCTGCTCGTATTGATTATCGTGGTCGTGTTTATTATATGCCCGCTTACCTGCACCCACAAGGCTCTGATCTAGCTAGAGCTTTGTTGCAATTCGCTGATGGTCAACAGGTTATGGATGAAGAGGACGCTGAACGGCTACTGGTTCACGGAGCTAACGCTTGGGGTATAAAGGGTTCGTTGATGGAGCGAGTAGCGTGGGTAGGCTCACATAAGAACGATATACTAGAGTGTGCTACTGATCCGATGACGAACGACTGGTGGATGGAAGCGAGTGAACCGTTTGGTTTTCTTGCGTTTTGTCTTGAGTATCAACAGTTTACGAAAGAAGGATACGGTTACGTGTCACACTTTCCTGTACGTATGGATTGTAGTAACAACGGTATGCAGATATTACACCTTTTATTACGGGATACACGTCACGCCAAGCACTGCAACCTAGTACCTGACCAACCACCGGGTGATATGTACCAATACATTGCTGACCTTGTGTACGAACGGTTGAAGGAGCAGTCAAAGGAGAGTTATATAGCATCCGAATGGTTCAAGTACGGAGTGACACGAGCTATGGCTAAGGTAGCAGTCATGAACAAACCATACGGTCAATCTTTCTATCAAGTCATGTCACGGTTTCTTACTATCATAGGAGACAACCATCCGTTTCAAGTCGGTGAGGACATAGACGCGATCAACTACCTGACCGAGCAATTCAATACGGTAGCACGAGAGGAACTGGAGAGTGTTGTCCGTATCCAACAGTTCTTACGTGGCTGTGCCAATGCAATAGGTAATCGGGTGTTTGAATGGACGACACCATCAGGCTTCAAGATCATTCAAGGGTTGACTAAGAGTAAGAAATCAAAAGTAAGAACTATCACGGGAAGTATTACTACGTGGTTAGACTTTGATTTAGAAACAGATGAGATCGATCCGAAAGCACAACGACGTAGTGTCACTGCTAACTTTATCCACGGTATAGATGCAGCTGTTGTCCATCGTTTAGCATACGACATGAAGTTTGATATGGGCTTTGTTCACGATTGCTTTATATGCCACGCAGCCAACGCCCGAAAGGTACACCAAGACGTACGAAAAACTTACAAAAATTTCTTTTCAATTGACTTACTAGCCGAGTTCAGATGTGAGTTATTGAATCAACATCCGACAGCTAAACTGCCCGAACTGCCTGAACTTGGGACGCTTGACGTCTCGCAAATAGATCGAGCCATGTATCTGCTGTCATAACACCGATAAATAAACAATGAGTATACAAGCAAGAAAGAAACACGATGTAATAAAAGTAAAAGGTACAGCTAAATACTGTCACCTGAACGAACCCAACAAACGGTTTGAGCCTGAGTTTGGTACGTACAGTTGTGATTTGGTTGTAGATAAAGACCAAGCAGAGATGTTGAAGAGCACAATACGTCCGTTGTATGAAGAGGAGTTGAAGACTGTGCAAGAGCAGAACGCTGGTAAGAAGATTGAACAAAAAGAGTTCCCAATCAAAGAAGAGGACGGTGCTTTTGTTGTTAAGTCTAAATTAAAAGCTGGAGGCAGACGCAAAGACGGTAGTGTTTACAGTTTATCAATTGCTTTGTTTGATTCCAAAGGTCAACCGTTACCCGAAGATGTTAAAGTATGGGGTGGTAGTAAAGTAAACATGGCATTTCGTCCGAGGTTTTGGTACACACCGATGGCAGGGTTTGGTGTATCGTTCGAGCTGCAAGCTGTTCAAGTAATAGAACTACAGAACGGTGGAGTAAGTGGTGTGGCAGCTGATGCATTCGGATTTACTACTGAAGAAGAAGGATACGTTAATGGCGGTGAAAACCTAGACACTACATTCGATGCGGAACAAACGGACGAAACCGAAGTCACAGCGAACTTCTAATAATCGTTATCGTTCTGGATTTGAATCGAAATTAGCACACCAACTGAAACGTAGTGGCGTTGAGTTCAAGTACGAGACGTTAACTATTGAATATCAGAAGGTTAGCACATACACTCCCGACTTCATACTACCCAACGGCATCATCATAGAAGCCAAGGGAGTATGGACGGTGGAGGACAGGACAAAGCACTTGTTAGTACGCGAGCAACACCCACACTTAGATATACGCTTGGTGTTTCAACGAGCGAGTAACAAGATTAACAAGAAGTCCAAGACAACGTATGGAATGTGGTGTGAAAAGAAGGGAATTAAATATGCAGATAAAGTTATACCGAAGTCATGGCTTTCACAAAAACGCATGAACCATGCTCAAAGTGTGGGAGTAGTGACGCTCTCTCCACCAACGATGACGGAAGCACCTATTGTTTCAGTTGCAACAGTTATAGTGGAGGACGAGGAAAAGCAATGAGCGAACCAGCACCGAGAGAGTTCTTAACTGGCGAACCCAAAGCAATACCACGACGCAACCTGACGCAAGAGACGTGTCGTAAGTGGGGCTACTGGGTTGGTCGTTTGAATGGTGAAGACGTTCAGATAGCGAACTATAAGACACGAGACGGCAAGCCTGTCGCTCAGAAGATACGATATGCCAACAAGAACTTCAGTGTTCGTGGTGAGTTGATCGGATTATACGGTCAGCACCTGTGGAAAGAGGGAGGTCGTCGTGTTGTTGTAGTTGAAGGAGAGATCGATGCGTTGAGTGCGTCGCAAGCTATGGATAATAGATGGCCAGTGGTCAGCGTACCGAACGGAGCAAGTGCTGCAAAGAAACACGTGGCACAAGCTATCGACTGGTTAGAACGGTTCGAGAAGGTGGTGTTCTGTTTTGATATGGATGATGTCGGACGCAAGGGAGCAGCTGAATGTGCAGCACTCCTGACTCCCGGCAAAGCACACATCGCAGAGCTACCACTGAAAGACCCGTCTGATATGTTGACAGGTGGCAAGTCGAAAGAGTTAGTCAGTTGTCTTTATGAAGCAAGAGAGTACAGACCTGACGGAATCGTAAACGGTAAGGACTTGTGGGAGTTGGTGAGTAATACTGAGGAACACAAAGCTGTGCCGTACCCATACTATAGTTTAAACGAGTTAACCCACGGCATGAGACTAGGAGAATTAGTTACGGTATGCGCGGGTAGTGGAATAGGAAAGTCTCTGTTCTGTCGTGAGGTTGCTCATCACCTGCTAGGTCTTGGCGAGACGGTAGGT